AAGCTCCACCGAGTTTTTGAGCCATAGTTGTAGCAGCCGCATCAACTGCCATATCCGTTTGAATCTGTACTTTACGGTAATTAGCAACAGAAGCTAATAAATCTTTGTACTCTTGCGTTGCAGTTTGACCAGCATTCGCTAATTCATACAAGCGATCTTCAGCTTCGCCCATTCTCGTGGTAAGCGGTTGCAGATCTCCGTAAACTTCTTCAAAACTTTTGCTTACATCGTTAGTAGCTTTGGAAAGGCTTTCCATTGCATCAACTGCGCCTTTCGTATCTACGTTTATCTTAACTGTTTTAACTTCTGCCATTTCGCTTGTTTGTTAGTTCTCTTTTTGCTTGTTTTATTTGCTTACGGATTGACGTATGTAATTTGTACTTTCCTTTAGCTATGTCTATATATTCTCCCTGTCCGTAGAAATCATCTACTTGCAGTAACTGAATTAAATTCTTTATCATACCACTACTATATTTATTGTTTCATCTGTTCTTATTCCATTCGTGTTTGTATAAGCTACACTTATTGAATATGCTGTACCTGCTGAAGCAGCCGGAGTTGTTACGGTAATATTTTGGCTTGATGTTAACGTATAAGCACTTAAAACCAAATCAGAACTTGATGGAGTTAATACTGCTGATCCTCCTCCGTTTGGTAAGTTGATTGCAGTTGCTATTGATCCGCCAGAAGTTGGTACTTGGTAAAAAGGAACTTTGTTGATCATTGGCCTAAAGTCAAGATAAAGCGAAAAGTTTACTTCTCCTGATGTTAGGTTAGTTTGCATATCGTTAATAATATAACGCTTATCTCTAATTATTAATCTATCGTTTAGTTTCAATCCGGTAAGCAGGCTTATTGGTAATTTCGTCTTTACGTTGATCAATCTTTGCTTTAAGTTGTAAAGGTTGAAAAGGTAAGAGAAATAATACTGAGCAAATAACGTATTTTGTATTGGCGTAAGTAATAAGCTGGAAGTTTCCGGAGCAAAGTTTAAAGTAAGATCCGTGTTATTGAATCTTAGATCTTGACCAAAAGGCGTATAATTGGTAATTGTTACGTGCGAGCCTACCATTAACTTAAAATTGCAGTCTTGGTTGTCATACTGATAAAGCAAAATAGGCTTTGGCGTGTATGGTGCAAATTCGTTATTTAAAGCATAACCAACCTGTAACTCGGTACCTGTAAACTTCTGTTGCAAGATATTCTCAAAAGGTAAATCAACCGTATATTCGCCTCCATCGTAATCATATTGATACGTCATATCTCCGTATCCTCTGGAATATACTTGGCTAAACTGTTTGTTTAAGAAGCACTCTGAATCTTGGTATTTAAACGTAATTTTTTTGTAAAGCGGCATACGTGATACGTCAATGCTTTCAACGCTTGTGTATTTAGTTATGTCTACAATGGCTCCTTGTCCGTACCACTCATCAATTGGCGCAATTTGATACGTGTTTTCATCCGTACCAATACAGATCATATTATAAACTTTTAAGATCCCAGAAAAGAAATCTGCAATCTTCATCTGCGGAGCATTATATTCTAAGCTCTGCGTTAGGATCATATTAGATGCCGAGTTTGTAGTTGATTGCGTTTCAGTAACTAAAGAACCGCCACTCAAATAAAGTACCGAATATTTAAGGGAATGAGTTACGTTGACTGCTGCGGCAGGTCTAAGATAAACTTGGTAAACAGAATTTAAACCAGAAGTTTGGTTAACTATATCTAAAGTATATGTGCCGGTTGCGCTAATCTCAACTGAGTTTAGTAAGTTTCCGTTTTGAAATACATCAGCGTAAATAGTTGCAGCAGTAGACAAGGAAAGAATCTCAATCTCAAGTTGATGCGTAAGCACTCCGTTTATTTCTGTAAATGTTACAGTGTCATTAGTTGTATCTATGTACGGAGAAAGATCATATAAACCCGTTGGAGCAGAAACGGATTGAATATCTACTAAATGTTGCTTTCCTACAATTTCAAACTCGCCTTTGTTTTTATAGTAAAGAAATAATTTTGTAAAGCGATCATCTTGTAAGAAAGTACCTGTAAATGTTACTCCGTATTTTGCTTGGATTAATTTAAATATTTTGCTTACCCTAACTGCAGGGAAAAGCTCATTGTATTTTACTGCTCCACTTGTTGCGTAAATATTGTTGTCAGAGATTGAAGTAACATCAAGCCAGTTTGGTGTTGTAGCGTTGACGTAGTTTGATTGATAGTGCCAAATGCGTTTAGAACTAATTAGCGGATACTTTACATCGTATTGGTTAGTACCGTCTGAAATTCTGTTTGCTATCTCTGTACCGGTGTAAACGTGATTGTAATCGGTGTAGTTTAAGTCAGAAAGTAAGTCCTCTCCAAAGTAATCTTTTAAAGTACGCCCATCTCCATAAAATGTTACAGAATAACTTTCCGGCCTTCCGTTTTTTAGATTTGCTTTTTCAATCTGTAATTTACCTCTGCGGAAAAACGTAAGATCAATCTCAATAAACGAATCTAAACGTATATTATAATCAATCAAAGAGTTTACATCTGATTGGTAAAAGTGTTGCAGGATCCTATTATTGTGATCATTAGCAGGAATTGTAAACGACTGCGAAAAGTCCGTAAAGGTCTTAGAAATATCCTGTACGTTTTGCACTGTACTTGTTACGCTGATCTGCTCATCATTAAACAATTCAAGTTTCTCAGAAGATGTCAATAGTCCGGAAATACCACCAAGCGATGTTAGATAATCGAACATACAACCGGTAGCTTCGCAGGTACCTCCGTTATTAGTTACAGACGTAACAAAATTATTAACTACTGAAGTTGTAGCATCTTGAAATCTTGTAGTGCTTACGTATAAATGTACCTTTCTTTTCATTAGATAACCGAGTTGATAGTATCAAATGCGTATTCAAATTCCAACTGATAGTTGATCATCTTAGTATTGATTGACTTGAATAGATCAGTTGACTTCGTGTTTATCTTAGCAGCCTTTTCGTTTACTAATATCTTTTCGCTTAACAATAATTGCTTGATTGTTTCAGCATAGCTTTCTTCAACCCAGTCAGTATTTAGTCTTATTGTTTGTTTTCCGTTAGCGTTAAATACTTCTCTTTGTCCTTCTGTTTGTAGGTAGTTCGGGAATTGAGATTGTAAGATATTATACTCCGTGTTTTCAACGTTTAAACTATCATAAGAAGCACCAAACATCCACTCGCGTTGCCAAGCCCCGTATTTATTTACAAAGTCAACTTGAACTGGAACGTATTTACATTTTTCTTTAGGATAAAAATAAGATGTCCATAAAACGCCATTAGCTGAATCTAATATCTCTAATTTGTTTCCTACCGCTTCCCAAGTTGGATAAACCCTATTTACATCCCTAACGGTATCTGTTGAAAGGTTAATTAATTGCGTTGCAGCAGTGCTTAAATTGGTCCAGCGTGCTTTTACTGCGGTTTCAGTGTAAACAGTAACCCAACCAACGTTGCTTATTGGATTATAATAGTAATTACCCTGCGGCAATAATATATCTGAAACTGTTGGATTGTATCCATCTGTATAATATCCAAATCCTTCAAAACCTAAACCTGTAATATCAGATCCAACCTGCGTGAAAGTTGTACCTACTCTTTTATATTTCTTAATTGTATAATTACAATACTGCGCTGTTGGTGTAGCTGCTTGAGTGTTTGGCTGCGTTTGTAGGCTATTGTGGCTTATAAATTCACGTATGTAAGGAGAAACATCATAATAAGTAGCCGGAGCATTTGTAGCGGCTATTAGCTTATTTAGAATGTACTGCGGAGCACTTGGCATACTTCCGGTATTCCATAAGTAAAGCTCAATCTTTGTTTCTACTTGCCCTGTTTCGTTTATTTCGATTATATAGGGGCTTCTTGAAAATATGTTAGCCATTTTCTAAATTGTATAATGTTTCGTTAAATAATTTAAGGGCATCTAATCCGTATTTATCTATAAGATCCTCCGGTAATTTCTTGTAAGCGTTTTCAAACGGTCTTGTAAAAAATAAACTTGGCTTAATTCCGTTTTTAAATATGAATCTTGATAAAGCAAATTGTAATCCTTTGCGGCTTGTAAATTGTCCTGCGCTATTTCTTGGTGTTAATCCTTTTTTTACAATCCACTTATCAAATGCTTTTGGCGGTGGTGCTTTTTGTTTATATGAAAAAGGAGTATTGTATTTCTTATTAGTTCCGGATACACCTTTGTCTTGATAGATACCGTAATCTTCCATCCAGAACTCAAGCTCAAAACTATTCTTATTTACTTTTAATCGGCTATCTAAAGAATCTTCAAGATCTCCTCCGCCCTTTCCGTATTTACGTAGGTTTTTCTTTGATTCGTTTATAACGAACTTCCGGAACTTGTCTAATTCTTTATAAACTTCTGATTGCTCCATTAACAAATAGTCATTTCATTAGGAACAACAATATCAAACGTCATTGCCCAACCTGCCAGATTGTTCTCAAAACGCTCTGAGAATGGCTCTAAAGTGGCTGTATCTTCAATTACAACCTTAGCATCCCATAAGCTACCTGCTTTCATTAGCTTGTAAGCTCTGATTAGTACCGAATGCATTGCGTTTAGCGCATCTGTTTCGTTATCCATACCATAAAACAAATCCGTATCCTGCGCTTTGCTTAGATCAACTATATCCATTGCCATAATAGTTATGTTGTAACGTATTACAAATTCCTCAGCAGTTGAGTTGTTGATCATAATATGAACCAACGGAAAGATAGTTTTCTTGTTTAAGTCAATAGAAAATATATCTCCTTGCGTTATTTCGTTCACTACTGGATCAGAAGCAAAGTGCGCTCTTAAGGTATCTATGGTGGTAAAGTAATTCATCGTCTTAATCTATCAAGTTGTCGTTGTTCAATTTCGTTTTTTTGCTTTTCAAACGTGAGAAACGTGAGGCATTTAGTAAGTCTGAGCTTGGCAACATCATCGAATTTTGTAACATCTCCTTTAGCGAGTGCATATAAACTCTGATACCATCCCCATCGTTTTGCAAATTGAGTTGTTTCGCTAAAATCGTTAATGTCTCCGGATTCTTCTTGATCTCCTTCTCCAAATAATTCAGGGTAGCCGGCAATAATTCGTTTCCTAAATTCCAAAAAAAAAGCGATGCTGCAATACAAACATCCAGCGGAGCAAACTTCATAAGCTCCTCCATTTCTACACTGGGGTTATACTCAGCAATCTGATATTTCTCTCCGTGTTTTTTTGTGATCGGTCTGTAAAGTTTAGCCATCGCCCTGTGAAACGTTGACCAACTGCTCAAAGTGCTTTCTAAATCTACGTACTCAGCAAATGTGATCTCCTCAAGTTCTGGAATAAAACCAAACTCCATATCCTTGATCTTAAACGTAGGCTTAAACTTAGGCTTTACATCAAACAGTGTAATAAAATGAGCAACCAACTCCTGTAAAGACGTGAGTTTGATTTTTACAATATCCTTTAACTGAATATCGCAAAAGATCTCAATCATCTTCTGGGCCACAAATTCCTCATCATTGGATTTTTCCTGCATATCAATATAAGCTTGGTAACGCTTTAACGTTATTTCGCTTAGATCAGTAGGTACATTTATTTTTAAATCCATACTCATATAACTTATTTTTTAGTTTGTTGTTGCACGTAGTTATACGCTTCACGTAGCATTATTAAGTGAACTCGCAACTTCTGGGGGTTATTAAAGATTATTTGTATCCGTTTTCCTGTACGGTGTTGTATGTAAGCCTCGACTACATAGCACATTGCTCTTGTGTAATCTTCAGCCATTAGCGAATGTTATAAGTACCGTAGTTTTTCTTTAGGCCTAACGTTTCCATTTCGTGATATCTCAAAGCATCTATGGCGTGATCCAATCCACCGGCAGGGTTTCTGCCTCTATTGCCTGATCTGTCAACATCCCAACAATAAGCTCTAAGTTCTTTGATTAGGTTTGTACTTTGTTTAGTTACTAAATACTCCTGTTGCTGCATTACGTCTATCCCATAGTTAATTGAATCTTTGCCTTTCGTTACTCCTTTGATCGTCTTTCCGTAGCGTTTGATCTCATCAATACTTTTCGGTTCTGAACTATCGGCATAAATAACTACTCCGGATGGTAGTGCTTTGGCAATATCTGAGTTAAGCATTCCATTACGGTAAACTAATTCGTTTACTATTCGTTTTCCGTTCCAATTATAAACTTCAATGATTGCAGTTGGATCATTAGTATATCCAAAGTCAAGGCCTATTCCAACCAAACGTGCATCTTGCGGAACTTTATCAATTTCTTTCCAGTTCTCGAATATTACGCCCTCAAGCATACCAACCTCGCCTAAACCATACACTCGCCACCAATTAGCCCAATATGAACTGGTAGCTGCTTTGTCACGGTTTTTTTCAATTTGTGTGACAATACTCTGATCAAGTGCTTCGTTGTCTTTATAGGTAAGAATTATGAAATCTGCATCTGGTTCGTCTTTTAGTTCCTTATGTACCCAGAACTCATTAGCAGGGTTAAAGTCAAGGTAAATATCCTTTTTAGTACGAATAGAAAGCTCATTGTAACTTTCAAACGTTACGTTATTGCACTCGTTTATATACAAAATATCACGTCTGGCACCACGTAGCTTACTGGAATCATCTGCTGAGAAAAACTCAATATAACTTCCGTTCTTAAATGTGTAGGTTAATAACGACTTATTGAACTGCTCATCTACATAACGATTAGTCCATTTCATTATTTTCAAGAAATCTTTAAGGGCACCCCTACGCAAATGCGGTATACTTTCAGCTACAACACTAATCTCAACGTTAGGTTGTTTTATAGCTCGGTCTATAAGGATTGGCAATATACCGAATGTTTTACCGGCACTTGTCCCTCCCTGTATAATCTTAATCCGTTTTTTTAAATCAAGGATCTTATTAATTGAGCTGGTTCTCTGAAACATCCAATTTTTGTATAAGGTATATATAATTAGCTTTTAAACCTAAATAACCAACAGGCACAAAGTTTACTTCATACTCTTTATACGTTTTGATTCCGCATTGAAAATTAGATGCTGCGTAATAATGCCATTCCTTGCTATTTGTTTTAAAGGCAGATTGATTAATCATTTTCTGCAATAACTTTTTGAATCGTCTTTTTGACGTGCATTTAACCTTCATTGCTTACATCTGGGAATAAAGGTTGTTCTATATTAGTTTGTTCAATCTGTTGTAAAGGTGCTCCGTATCCGGAATCCATTAAAGCTTTGTAAGCATTTACATCTCCTTCACGTGCTTTCTTGATCAAAGCCAAAGTCATTAAATCTTCTTGGCTCATTGTTTCGCTTTCCCCTGTCAATGGGTTCTTAAGCGATTGATTAACTTCTAACCATTTACGTGCTATTGTGCTTCGGTTCTTACTGCCTTTTGGTCTTCCGTTTTTTACCGGCTGGTATTCTGAGCTGAATTTTTTTAGATTGTCTTCTCTTGCCATAATCTCGTTTTATTCTCGTTATATTAATTCAAATGATGCTGTCATTCTGTTTCTAATACCGCTTTCTCCCATATTATTATTTCCGCCATTAATTCGACCAAAATGATGACAGTTCCATTTATCAGATCTCTTTAAAGCGTGTATTAAACTTGGGGCAGTTGTGTTTATTGTATAACGCCATTTATCTCTTTTATACAATTTACCTACTTCTGTAAGTAATCTTAATCCAATTCCTGCTCCTTGGTAATCCGGTAAAATAACTAATCTATGTACTCTCTTTTGTCTTTTCATTCTTCCCGGCTGAGGCAATATACTGATAAACCCTGCAACTTCATCATTAACCGTAGCTACAAATACATTAGCAGCGTTGTTATGTGAATGGCTTAAATAGTGGTGCTTAGCAAACATTTTCCAAATGCTTTTATCTCCGTAATTGAATATTTCAAATTTGATATCTGGTCTATTTTTTTTTTGCCCTTCAAAACTTTGAAAGGTCATCGTATCGGTATTAAATACCCAATCTGGAAGCAGCCAATCTTGTACGTCAAAGTGACAAGTAACTGCTATGAATTTTTTATCCGTCTTTCTGAT